TTAAACTACTTTGATATACTCTTTATTCGCGGTGCAGTAATTGCCCTTCGATGTGATGAACAACGGTGTGCCATTTGCGTTCTTGACCATGCCTTTGATTTTGAATGAACCGCCGGCCGGATAGTCGCGCACTTTTTTCTTTCTGGCAACATCTGAATAAATTCCAAATGTTTTTCGGGCTTCAACCTTGGCGCCGGCTTTGATGCCAGTGTAATATTCTGCCTTTGATTTGGCAGCCAAACTTTCACCAGTGATTGCTTCAACCAATTCTTTAGCAATCGTATCAACCTTAGCTTTCAAGATGTTGGTGTCTACGAGTGATGTGATGAAACCAAATTCAATCAAGCGATATCCAACGCCACGCTTAGCGCATACGTTGAGATTTAACAAGTTATCACGCTTATCGAATCCATTTGGCTTAAACCAGCCAATGTACTTTTTAACGACATTTGCAATTGCCTTGTCACTGGCATCGGGATTAAAACCTTTGTGGATAATAACGTGGCCACCATGCGCTGTACTTCCGGCACCGGCAGCATCCAAGTGTAATTCTGTTACTGATTCGAAACCGTTCAACTTGTAGGCACCGTTACCACTCTTGGTGTCTTTAAACATATCGTGTGACGTGTCGTAGATTTCGATTGAATTTTTCTTCAATTGCTTGGCGTATTTCTTGATTGCGGGAATCATTTTATCGCGGTAATATCCGGCTTCAGTTAAACCGTTACCAACTGCGCCTGGGTCGCCTGCTCCGTGTCCTGCCACCACTAAATATTTACTCATATTATTCACCACTTTCTTTCGATTTGAGAAGGTCGTTTGCTAACGCATAGCCTTCCAGTTCCCACAACTTATTCTGAATGCGTTCCAAGCAAACTTTCTTGCCGATTTCAGCATTATAGTTAGCAGCGTCAACTGCTCCACTTGCTTCGGTAATGACAAAGCCATTCGGTAATTTTACTGTGACAATGGTTACTTTGCTGTGAACGGTTTCTACGTTGATTTCAGCATTCGACATCAACTTATCGATTTGTTCTTTCGTTACTTGGTTTTTCATCATTCTTGCCCTTTCTTCACTTCAAATTCATTTTGTTTCAGCCGTTGGACGGCTTGCTCGATTTGCGAATCAATCTGTGTTGTTTTAACGATATCTTTGCCAATTTTTTCATCCAGCAAATCTTTTAGCATCGACATCGCATGCTCTTTTTTCGGCTCTGAAATTTCCGCTGCGTGGGCTTCACAGTAAGAAACGACTTCGTCAGCTAACTCGACTAAAATCACACGGCGAGCGATGATTTTCTTGTTTTTCAACCAACCGTTCAATTGATGAAGAGGCTTTGCGAATCCGGCAACTAGAACTGTCATTACGATGAGAAATTCAGTCGCATTCTTGCCAAATTCGGTCATTGCTTTAATTGCGCCATTAACGTTTTGGATTGCAAAATCAATCATTAATCACCTGCGCTTTCGTCGTTGTTTTCCGGTACATCTTCAATTTCGTAACCGACGTACAACGTGCCGAAAGCAATTGTGCCAAGTCCAACTTTGCAAAGTTGAGTTTCTTGGTCGTACGGTGGCACGGCGTTGAAAATTACTGGATAGTATCCTTCTGGGCATTCGGTGGCCATCATTACTTTTAATTCATCATTCTCGATTTTTCCGTAGAGATTCATGTCTAATCCTCCGCTTTGCTTCACCAATAGTGACTACTGGCTTGATGTGTGTGATATATAAGTGTTTTGAATTTGAGCGAGTCATCCAACCGTGGTAGCTGACGATTGCGCACGCGTCGTGAAAATTCAGTTCACCTTTGCGATTAATCTTTTTGACTCGTCGTTTGATTCTTAAAACGTTCTTTCTTCGTAGTGTGGTATTATCGCGATAAAATTTTAATCCAAGAAAATCAATGGCACGGCCACGATATTCGTTAGGCGTTTGGCCACGCTTGAAATGAGTACCGCTTGGTGTCAGCTTGGCAATTTTGAATACTTGCCAATTCGGTTTCGTCGTTAATCCTTCGTTCGCAAGATATGCAGTTATCCGTTCGCGCATTTTATGCAGCGTTTTCTTGTTTTGCCCAAGAATGACTAAATCATCCACATATCGAACATAATACTTAGCACCGAGTTTCTCTTTGACGTAATGGTCGAAGTCTTGCAAGTAGAAGTTTGCGAACCATTGACTCGTGTAGTAGCCAATCGCTTGACCTTGTTGCGTATCAACGATGCGGTCAATTAACCAGAGAACTTTCTTGTCTTTGATGATTGTTCTAAATTTTCGTTTGAGGTTTTCGTTGTCGATGCTCGGGTAAAATTTTGATACATCCATTTTCAGACAATACTTGGTATTTCTCGGGTCATTGTCTAACCACTTGCGAACGGCTTTTTGACCATAGCTTGCGCCGCGTTTTGGAATTGACCCACAAGAGTATTGATACATACCTCGCATTAACGATGGTTCGATTGCTGTGATTAATAACTGATGCACCAGTTGGTCTGGATAGAAGCGCGGCTTCAAGATTGTACGCTGCTTTCCGGTTGGGCCATCAAAAATAATCATTTCCTTTGGCTGACATGGCGTGAAATTGCCACGCTTCAAGTCAATTGCGAGTTGTCTGGTCAAAACATCGCGACTTTTGATGCAGCTTTGAACATCACGTCGGTGAGTTTTGTGTCGGGCCGCCTGCGTTAATGCAATATCAATGTTAGTCGGACTGATGATTTGCGGCCAAAGATTGTTAGCTCGTTTCATCGTGATAAAACCTCTTAAATTTCTAATGTTATTCGCCTCATGGTGTTTCGACGTTTTTCTACTAAACCATGCTTCGTCGGCTGTATTTTTAGCAAGCGCTACGGATTTGATGATGCAATTAATTTGTTTTGAATTTTTAATTTCATTAATAACATTGTGCGAGCCCCGATATTCGCGTTCGTGTTCGACGTCGTGTTGTTCAAGTTCCAATACGACAACCCATCATTCGTGCCATTGTTGAAGTTGCCACCCACAATCGCAACCACAAAACCGGCAACGGGAAACTCTGCATCATCAAGCCTTTATTATTAATTTCTCTAGCGGGGGAGAAATCCCCCGGTCCCCCTTAAACCGAAGCCATTTTAACCAGGCGAGTCCCGATATTCGCGTGCGTGCCCGACGTCGTGTTGTTCAAGTTCCAACACGACAACCCATCATTCGTGCCATTGTCGAAGTAGCCACCCACACGCGCAACGTGCGGAGCAACTGCAGTTGAACGATAGTAATAATCACCGTAATATGTCGATTCAGTTCCGTTAGTCGCAGTTTGGATTGGTAAATTAAGCAATGGTGAATCTGGATCTAGGCCAACATCTTTAATCCACGATTCGGAAGTTTTGGCACCATATCCCAATTTTCTATATGGTGCGGCAAAGAGATTTGAGGCAAAGGCGTTAGAATCACCACCATCGGTCGTCCAGATTTCCTGCGTACCATCTTCGAGGGTGTTGATATTCAAGTCATCAACCCATTCCCAGAGGTCGCCCCACAAGTTTTCCATACCATAAAAGCTGAATGGTTGTGTGCCATCGTTATAAAGAATTTCTCGGTTAGTAACTGTATTCGTCCCGTTTACTGGTAAGTCGTTGCCATCACCATCGACTAGTGGCTCAATGGTTGCATCAGTTTTAATGCGATACGTTGTTTTCGTACCGATTGTCGCAGCGATGTCTTTGGTGAAGCCTGTTGGCCAACCCTGGCAATAGTGCGCAGTGGTAGCCGCTGTCTTATACGGCGCACCATCAACCCACACAACCAATTCTTTAGCCGAAGTGATTGGATTGCTTGTCCACGAGAGCTTCGTGATTGTGCGAGTGCCACCAGCCCCAGAAAATGATTGTCCAACACGATATTTTCGTGTGTTGGTATTGTCCGGAAAAATAATGCGATTGGTGGCTTTAACGGTGGTGCCGTCCGCTTCGTACTCTAATCGTGATGGTTGAACGCCATCATACGATTCAGAAATCAGTCCGCGCAGAGCTTTGATTGCTGTGCCATGAACGTCCGCATCACTGAGCACTTTCTCTTGCGGGTTCAACGTTCCAGTGACAATCTGAACGATGTTCGTGATTACCATTCGCGTGTGAAAATCCATTTGTTGGTGACCTGGCGCCAAGTTATTATTGGCTTTGGCTTGTGTCCGGAAACTAACTATCGAAGTCCAGTTCGTTGGGTATTTCCCTGGCTTGGAAATCATTCGACTTGATTCACTTGAAGCTTTGAAACAGCCGATTGAGATGTGATCAAGCAACTTGCCGGTCGTTGGATTCTTGAATTTTGGACTGAGTGTCCAGCCTGGGTACGGATAAAGACTGATACGCTTGATAAACGTCCCGGATTCTGTCTTACGAATGTCGGTGTAGTGACGTTTAATATCGACGTACCAGTTGCCGATAGCGTCTTTGTAAGGCTTAGAAATGAAGTCACGCATGGCTGCATCGGCATCGTTGCGTGGCGTTTCGCCATCAAAGCCGGCGTAAACTACCCAATCGGCGGAATCATCAGTGCGGACAACGCCAGCGTCTGAACCATCATTGGTATTGATTTTAATGCCGTAAATTTTTCGCATAAATTCTGGTACGTTCATTTGAACTGTGGCCATGATTTCGTTAAATTCCTCTCTCGTGATGATTTCACCAGTATCGATTGCTTCGAGCATGCTGGTGATTTGTTGCGTGGCGCTGGCTAGTTGTGAGTTGCTGTTGGTTAGCCAAGCTTGGAGTGTTGCGCGTAGGTTTTCGGTGTTGGTGCGAACAACCTCCGTCGCATTCTTAGATGCTGTCGCACTTTCACCTGCGAATAATGCAACCTCCGTCGCATGTTCGACTTCTGCCTTCCGCTCCTCCAACCCTTCCCAAGTAGTCATTGCTTCATCTAATTTAGTTTGCAGCGCAGCGTTTAACTCAGCCGATTCTGTTAGCGCATTTTCTAAATCACTTTTCAGTTGCAATGATTCTGCCAGTTGATTAACGATTAAAATGATTTCAGCCTGCTTAGCTTCATAGTTCTCAGTCCAAAGCGTTTCTTGTGTATTCAAATACGCAGTGAACTCAGCTAATGCCTCTGCCACTGAATCCTTGGTGGCAGTAGCGGTAGTAACCAATCCATCTAAAATGTTTTGGATTTCAACAATACCGTCATCACGATAATCAATAATCTCCGTTAACGTTTGATTAAAGTGTTCTTCGATTGTTGATACCATCGTGTTGTAAAAGTTCACGGTTTCATTTGCTTGTTCTTCGGAATAATCGACATCCCCAATCACAGTCACGATGAAATTATTCGTTGAAACGATTTGCATTTCATCGTCAACTTCTTTTGAGAATTCCAAGTATGCGCGTTGATACCTCCCGACTTCTGAGCCGGCATTAGACTTGAACCCAAGATGTGCAACAGAATCACTTCCAGAAGTTGTCACTTCAACTTCTGAAATTACTGATTCGCCCGCATTATTAATACCTTTAAATCGACAGTCCCAGCCGGTTGGTATGAAGTCTGCGATTGTTGCATCAAATTCTTGATACCCGTAATCTCCACGACGAAGCACAAGGATTTGGTCGGTCACAAATGATTTATCCAGTGATAAATTCAATTGAATTGCTGTCATTTATTCATCCCCTTTCGTTAATTAAATTTGATACCAAACACCCCGTAAATTATGAACTGATCAGTATTTTCAACCAGCGTCGTAACTCCTTGAGTATTTTGCTTAATAGCTCGTACGTCGATAATATTGAGCGTAGTGGGTGTTGGCATTTTCATTCGCGCTTGTCCTGTTTCTGGTCCTGCATTCACGGTGTCATTTATATTAGTAGCAGTTGCTGTCCATCCACCCGAACGAGCAGCTGAACGAGCGACCCACTCACCAAAACACCGAACGCCATTGTATGCTGCTTCCATCGTGATGAAATCATAGGCATCCACTGATTCTGAAAGAGTTAGCGTGTTTCCGTTACGAACAGTCGCAGACCAACTTGCTAAACGTTTTATCTTACCAACAGAAGTATTTAACGCGTATCTAGACATGTCTGGAAGTTGATCAATTGTCGCAACCTTCTTATTATTTTGGTTCAAATCCGTAAAATTCTTTTTGCCAACAATCGCTTCATCCTTCGTTGTATGAACCACTTGATCATCATTAGCTGGGTTGACTGGTAACATGCCTAATGTGGCAACAATTTCTCCAGCCATCTTCAAGATTTCAAAATCTTTCTCGCCTAAAACTGCTTGGTCTCCGTTTAGTTTCACAACTTGGCCATCATCAGCCTTCGCTTGATTGATTTCATCCTGCTCAGCAAGTGCAGCTTCGAATTCTTGATGCGTTATCAGCACATCTGGACTGACCGCAAAACTCACTGTGGCATCTGCACTCATCTTGAAACGTAATCCAATCGAGGTAGACATGCTGTTATTCACACCAAATGCCGGAATCAGTACACCGCTAGTCGCAGAAAATACGGCAAACAATACGTCTTCGTCATCCATTCCTTTAATGAATAACCCTACCGTGTTGATGGTGTAATCAATTGTTATTTCCAAGTTAGTAATAGCAAAGTTAACTTCAACCGTGTCCGGGTCTTCACTCAATCGCGAGACGTTACTTGGTATAGTTTCTTGTTTAACATTAGTTAGTGATTCCAATGAACGTAACAAGTTATCAGGTACCGATGTACTTGATGTCTGTATTTTCGTAAACGTGATTTCTTCATTGCCAACAATCAAATCCGCGACGCCACGCTTACCAACATCGGTAATGACAGCTTTTCCAAATTTAGCCATTCATCGCTCCTTTCATTATTCAATATTATTTTCCGGAAGTTCGTAATCTGTTCCAAGTCCGTTAGCTGCACCGGAATCAGACTCATCAATTGCCGCCAATTCGTACGACTCACCATGACTAATAGCCGTTGCAAGATAAATATCACCACTAACTTCATCTTGAAACGCAATAGAATCAAGTCGTATGCCCGCCGGTACATTAGCCTCTAGCACCTCCATCAGTTGCCTTAAATCTTCATCTCGTTTAATCAGCGAAAGTGGTAGCCCGTCAAAACGAATCGCCATCGGTTCCCCGATAATATTCCCGGACTCATTAACTCCACCTAATTCAACAAGGTTGATTTCGTTTGGCTTACAACGTAAGGAAGTTGCCGCAATATCAATCAACTGATTAATTGACCCACTCGAGCGATTACTGATTGCATGAGCTTTAATTCGTGTACGAAATACATCGTCCTTTGACATTCCCCGATACAGGCCAAAATCAGCACCCAATTCGTCCAGAGTCGACCCTATGGCACTCTCAAACCCACGAACTTCACCCATGAATTCAATTAGCTGTTCCTTTGCTTGAAGTTCGCGAACTATTACCTTGAGCAATTTGTAAAAATTGCTGTCTTCTCGATGCGTAAACAATCCTGGAAACACATTCAATATTTCATCAAGCATGTTCAACCACCACCTCATTCACCGAGATTTGAGCAACTTGATAGCTTCCTAAATCAATGCTGCGAGATGAAAGTTCATCATCTTCGCGCGTAATGCCGATAAACGCATTCTCAATTCCGTCAACACGATAAACGCATGAGTTTAAGCGACCTACCAAGATTGTCTGTCCCATTCCGACGTTTCCGATGTAATCAACCACATTTTGTTTAATTCGCGAGATTTGGTCCTCCGAAATGTACTCAGGTTCAACTATTCCGACGTGAACAGAAATTGGAACAGGCACAGCACGGCTAAAACGAATACGGCGAGTCGTGCCACTAATATCTTGCAGCTCGACTACTTCTTGGCCAACTGTCACGACGCCGGCTGATACATGATTCAAAAGCGTATTTGCGATTTCGTCATTCGTTCCACCCAAGATGTGAGCATGAATCGATTTAGGCGGTTGATTGTTTTCATTGGGCTCGTCTTCTGAGTTTTGAACAACCTTAACCCCAGCCACTCCGTCAATATTCATTAATGCAGACATCAATCCATTGATTGACGTGCCTGGCATTGCGCTCAAATTCGATTTCAACCGGGCTCGAAACTCTTTATCTGTTTCTTCTTCCTGACCGCCAGATGCTGCCTGTGGGTTATTTACACTAGTGACATCATCAAGTGGCTCTGATTGAACTGTAATCGTTCCAGCACCAACATTACCGCCGATGCCGACTGATTGAGCATATGCAAAGGCCGTGCCCAATCCGTTTGCGTCCAAAATCACATCTTCAGCAACCATAAATGTTTCACCGCTAATGCTTTGGACTTCCAAACCTTCTTCAATCGTGTAACTGGGCGTCCCGTGAAATTCTAATGTAACGGTCGCGCTGCTGGCATTCTTTCGTTCCAATCCGTAATTGGCAGCCAAACGGTCCAACGTAATGCCCGCTGACTTAGATACGAAACCAGCATTATATACATCTTCTAAATCTTGAGCTTGATACGAAAATTCTCCCGCGAGAACTCGCAGAAGCATGCCAATTACGGAACTTGACGATAATTGCACATCTTCACCAAATTCTTGACGCGCATACTCTTCAAGTCGCTCAAGCACATCTTCATAATCGTTACTATCAAAACCAACATCAGTCAGTGTCATTTCCTACCTCCATTTCCAAATCAATTTCATTCAACCGTCCAGCCAGCGCGAGTTTAACAAAAAGAGTTCGACTTCTGGGATTGAAGTCGAACTCAATTGATTTAATACTTTCAATTCTCGAATCTTTCGCCAAGGCATCTTCAAAATCACCTTGCAAATAATCCAAGTTAAAATTTTTGTTGTTTAACTCACTGTAATCAAGTCCAACTTCGTTATCGTAAACAAATTCACCCAAACGAATACTCAAAATATTTCTGACTGCTTGAACGACTTCATCGTTATCTTCCACTAGCTCGAAATCAACAGACGAATTCATCACCAAATCACCGTCTTCGATACGAATATCTTTCATGTGATTACTCCTTCCACAACAGCATCGTTAATATTATGCAACCTTGATGAGGCGAGTTTAAACGTTTCACCAGACCCCTCAACATAATTGTCGATATTATTATCGTGAAAACCAACCCAAACATCATCCCCAACTTTCAAATCTTCACGGACGTGTTTCAAAATTAGCGCACCAGGTATCAAGCTACGTTTGTTTCTACCGCTTAACGCCAATGGCTGTAAATCGCAACGATTCCCATCAATGGAAGTCACTCTGCAAATCAAGTGAGCATGAAGTCTAACTGCTACCGCACGTTTTTGTTCTTTAATAAGTTTCGCAAATTCGTCTTCTGCCATCTTTTAGCTCACTTTCTTCTTAGTTATACTCGTTGTCGAACCGTCTTTAAATTTTGTGGTTACCGTAGTTGTAACCGTTGTAGTCTTCTTGCCTTTAGTGTCTTTTCTAACCGTCGTAGTGACGGTCGTTCTAGTTGTTGACCCATCCGGATTTTTCACTGTTGAGTGTTTTGTGACTGAGTTTATAGTCTTGTCTTTAGGCTTCTTTTTAACAGTTGTTTTCGGAACATCTTTTTCTGCATTTTCTCGAGCCCTAGCTCTTGCAGCCTTTATTTGTTCACGACGATACGCTGCTTTCGCTTTCTTTAACTGCACCTCTAGCCTAGTTTGAGAAACAACTTCAATCATCGTAGTGAACTCCAATCCATTGAATGCATGTTCACCACTGACAATATGATATTTTCCGTTTACAAAATTTGACTCGATATTAATTACCGCATTCGTCGTTAAACGATGATTAAACAAAGATGTCATTGACCATCCTGTTACATCGCCGTATTCCATCTGTTGAGGCTCATCTATCAAGCCACCTTCTTGCGACAATACCAATCTCGAGGATTTGAAGTCAGTCGGCAAGCCAATTTTCAACTTTCCACGATCGTAAAACATTTTACTTTCGCAGTTTTCTACAATCTCACCAATGATTTCTATCGGTGAACCATCAGCGGCGTATCCAGCCTCGTAACTCTTATCGATTGCTAGTTTAAATTTACCAACCGGAATCCCAGCCTTCTTAGCAATCCGATTAATAATCGTACTGGCATTAGCTTTCTTCTTGAACGTAATGTTCACATTTTTCTTCTTGCTGTAGTCGGCACCCTCAAGCACCGTAATCGTGAACACTCGATCAATGCCGTCGTCTAACTTTGGTGGTATCGATGAGATATTACCTTCAGTGATTACACCAACATCACCTTTATATCCGGCTTCAAGAATGACGTGCATACCACGCTTGATTCGCACTTGATGTTTTTTAGACAAATTAGTGATTGCGATAGTGGTTGTTGACGGATCACTGTCGGACGTAAAAGGGGAATTAAATTCTATATGCAAAGTTTCAATAACCATCTTCGCACCCTTGTTATTAATAATGGTCAGCTTGTACATAGGTTGGTAGAGATACACGTTAGTCGCCATCTGCAACACCTCCGTCATCTTCACCATCCAACGCGATGTCATCTATGAATAAGAATACAGTTTCACCAAAATTATCGAACGTGATTTCAGTCTCATTGCCCGATTCATCAAAGGGTACAATGCTAACAATTGGAAGCAATTCATTATTCAAATCATTCCAAAGTGGCTCGCCATAAATAAGCTTTTCACCAACAACGATGGCATCCTCATCTTCATCAAAAACAGATGCTGTGAAATATCCCATTCGCTCATTAAACTTAAATTCAAAAATAAATGTCTCTTCCCCAAAATCGAATTCAAATCTTTCGGGAAGATTATCCTTGTCAATCGGGATGTAATTTCGAATCGTCATGATAATCCTCCTTATTTGACCCTGGCACGTTTTCCTACTGGAATAGCGTTATCTTTCCATTTGTTCCATGCGCGTAATTGTTTAAGCGAAGTTCCATACTTTAGCGCCCAGCCCTGGTAAGTATTTCCCTTCTTAACAGTCACATAGACAGCCGCACCATTCTTGCCGCCACTTGATTGTTTCTTACCTGAATTTTTCTTCTTTTTAGATTTCCAAATCAGTTTCACACGCCGAATATGTTTCAATTCAACTTGTGCTTCGATTTTTCCTGGCGCGAGCTTCTCATAGCTACGAGTCAGATTAGTAATAATAAAACTCGAACGCTTAATCCGCCCGCGCCATTGAAAGACCGTCCCCTTATTCTTCAAAGCTTTCAACTTCGTGTATTGGTCACGAGCGGTCTTAAACTCTTTTGAATGCCCATCACGAAAAAGGCCACTCAAACTAATTGTTTGGTCACCTTCTTTGATGTGATCGGTAATCGGACTACCAAAATCAACCGAATGGGACGTTGAGTCATTCGGTTCGTTTATCGATTCTTGCAACGCAAAAAATGGAATCTTATGCGTTTTTTTCTGATTCTTATAAACAGCTTTGCTAATTAGAATCTTTTTGCCTTTTTTCAAGACGTATTTGCCTTTTTTATTTTTCTTGTATCTTGCTTTTTTTACGCACACCTTAGATGTTGTTGTGTATTTAAGTTGCCCCATTTAATCACCTCCTACCGGAAACATCTCGCGGAATCGTGCTGCTTCATTGTTCAGAACCCGCTTGACGACCTTTGCGACGGAACCGGCGGTATCTTTACCGGCATAGACATTAATCGTCGTATTAGGTGAGAACGTTGCTCCGTTCTTGCCTGATTTTTTACGAGTGTCACGCAATAATGACTTCGTTTCAGAATTGCTGTGAACGCGCCCCGGTACGTCTGGCACAAAAAACTCTGGACCTTTTTCGCCAACTATCGAAACTTGGTTAGTCTTAGGCCGGCCACCCTTTGCGAAACCAGGAACTCGACCGAAACCGAGAAACTTCGAACCGCTCACTGTTGGTGTAAGCGATGCCGATTTAATATTTGGTCGACTATTAGGACTCAATGCTGAGTAGTAGCTATTACCACCTTCATACAATCCAACGTGTCCTTTACCGGCGTTTCCCCATGCGACAATATCACCCGGCTTAGCATCAGCTCGTGAAACGTGCTGAGTAGCATTCCATTGTCCAAATGAGTTATGCGGTAAGTTTACGCCGTATTGTTTGAATGCAGCGGCAACTAGTCCCGAGCAGTCATATGCATCAGGTCCGGATGCAGCCCATTTATACGGCTTATCCTCACCCAGCGCCTTCGCGGTTCCGACAACGCCCCCAGCTCCCATTGCGGGTGCGTTAAATTGCCCAGGCGCTTCATCAAAACGACGCTTACCGCTTGGGCCCCAGCCACCTTTACCGGCAATATCTCTAAACCAATTAGAATCGTTAAAAAGCGCAAACAATTGGTCAACTCCGCTTAAAATATTGCCACGACCATTGATTTTGTACGCGTTAAATGTTGATGGAATGTATTGCAATAGCCCTTGCGCTGGATGACCGTTTGCTGAGTTTATATCCTTAACCTGTTGCTTAATTGCTTGGTTACCACCAGATTCGGTTTGGATTTGTTCGATAACTGATGCTAAACCAGCACTGGACAATTGAACTTGCATGGCTTTTGCCACAGCTGAGATAGTTGATGACCATGACGCTGCGCTACCACCCCCGCCGCCAATATCAGGTATCACATATTGAGCTACCGCTTGTGAGATTGCTTCATCAGCCTTGGCTTGCGCGTTCTGCTTGAACGGAATTGCTAAACTTGAATACACGACGTCGTTTGACTTTTTAGTGTGTTCTGGAAAATTGTCAGCTTGGTCTTTCATGCCTTGCAACTTACGCGCCATCGTACCTTGTCCAGCGTCAGCAAGCGATTGCAAATCACTGTTCAAAGTCCCTTTTGCGAACAGCCCAACACCCTTACCGCCTGGTGCTAAATCGGGATTAAAGCCAGGTAATGAGCGTCCACTTCCCATGCCACCTTTCATCATCTTCGATGTATCAGCGGCATTGATGATGTGTTCGCCGGACTGCACGCTAGCTAATTCGGGGCCATTACTCCCAAGAAGACGAGTTCTATTAGTTCGTGTATTGTACGCTAACTCAGGTCCGAGCTCGCCGACCATAGCTTGTGCATTCGATTTAATAGTTCCACCAGTTGCAAAGGCATCCCCGGTGATGGTATTCGTTGAACGGTTACCATCGCCCTTATTGCCTTGGGTCATTGTGACCCCTTTGCCACTTGGGCCTTGCCCCATGTTGACAGCTTTATACCCTTCAGTGAACTTAACATCCAGCATTTGCAATGTTGTATTTGCATCTCGAACCATCCCGCTAAATCGCTTGATGACTTCTTCATACATTTTTTGCGATTCGGTGATAACTTGATCTTTTTCTTTTTGTGCAGCGTCGGTAGTTTCTTTGCACTTAGCTTTTGCCTTTTCGACGGCGTCATCGTGTTGCTTTTTGCTGATTGACTTATTGACGTAGTACTCTTTATCAGCAGCATCAATCACAGCATCGCGAGTTTTTTCAGCCGATTTCTTCTTTTTCTTGTACTGCTCATTAGAAGTTTTCGTAATCTCATCAAGGGCTTTCTTGCTATCTTTAATTTGAGCAAGAGACGCTTTGCTGTGCGCGTCTTTAATTTTGCTAAGAATAATAGTTTGACGATCCTTATTACGCGTAAGAATCTTAGCGGTATCTGTCGCAACTTCTTTTTCGGCTTCTTTTCGTTCTTTGCCATACTTCTTCTTAATGGCCACTAATGCCTTTTCGCCCTTGAGCGTTTTACCATTAAGCTTGATATATCCGCCTTGCAGAATGTTGGCAATTTTCGATTGCTCTTCTTGGTCAATCTTATGCATTTTACTAACAGATTTCTGATAATTAGTATACCGTTTCGCATCAGCTTTATTTCGCGTTGCGATAGCTGCGTCAGCTTCTTTGCGAGTCATAATGCCTTGTTTAACTAGCAAATTAATATTTTTATCAGATGATTTTTCAGTTTGCGATTGATACTTCTTGACCGCGCTGGTTACCTTGTCGTACTGTTTGGCGTTGTTCGCAACGGCAGTAGCATTTTTATTAAGCTGAGCGCTAACGTCGGCAGAATTGGCAGCTGTATCAACGTTGCCTTTTTTGTCCTTGTTGTTGGGCATCGATGTTGCATCAAACGAATTAACTTTTTCAGTGGTTGCTACGCTTAATGACTTAGCAACTGAGTTGGCAGCAACTGCTTGATTATGTTTCAACTTTTTTTGCATTGGAACATCTTCAATCCAACCTGTGCCGTTTACCCATTTGTACTTGTTGCCGTCATTTGGTTTTTCGGCATAGCGTTTGTTCTTATAACCGTCATCCGCGCTTTTAAGGTTCTTTTGAAACTCTTCGGCGGTTTTTTTATTGGCATAGTAATCCATTCCGTTTTGTTCACCGGGACGAACCGACACTTTACCATCCTTAACAGCTTTTTGAGACTCTTTTGTATACTCGGTTGCTTCTTTTCCAGTAGGCAACTTTTCGTCAGCGTGTTTATTATTTTTGAGATCCCATGCTTGAATCTTTTTCCCAAGTGCATCACCACCAGCATTACCAATGTTTGCGCCAATTGTCATTCCCAAAGCTGGGTTGCCGAGGAATGTACCTATAGCGGCACCCGCTGCGCCCCCCACTACAGTTCCCATGGTTCCCATCGCTTTTTCATTCGATGATTTATTGGGATCTAAATCTTTCATAACCGTTCCGGCTGTTGATGCAACAACTGCACCGCCCCATTTTAAAGCGGTGCCTGCATTACCGATAAATTTTTGCGCCTTTGTTGGCTGTGGAGCCATCGGCGTAATTTGTTGTCCATTAAACGGTGCCGGACCTTGTGGGATAGGTTGTCTCCCGCCACCATTTAATGGATTTCCGCCCGCTAGAGGATTTCCACTACCGTTACCACTCATAACTGGGCCATTCAGATAAACCGCTTGGGCAGTTACGTTCATTGCTCCAAGACTACCACCAGTTCCGAGCGGATTCCCTGTCGAAGGAACACCTGGTATCGCTGTACCCCCACCGCTACCCCAATTTTTGGTTAATCCGCCAACTGCATTTAACTGAGCACGGAAAATTTTAAACTTCCCGATTGCTAGCATGAGTGGGCCTGCAGCGGCAGCAAGCCCAGCGATGGTAAGACCTGTCATTTTAGTCTTATCGTCCAAATCCGTAAACTTATCAATGACATCCCCGATTTCCCGAGCAGTATCGCCGATTGCATTGTCTAATGGACGTTCGAGCGAGATTGCTAATGACTCAATTGAACCTTTAAACGCTTCAACACCACCCTTGGCGTTGTTTTGCATTGATTTCGCCATCTCTTTGGCGGCACCATCCGATTCACGCAATGCATTTGCTTGTGTTTTGAGTTTCTCAGACCCGGTATCAATCAAGGCCAGAACCCCAGTCATCGCTTCGGTACCAACTAATTGCTTGATGATACCGTTGTAGTCTTGAACTGACTGCCCGGTTGCAAGCCAATGTTTCTTCATTTTTTCGAGTAATGCAACTTGAGTGGAGAACTTCTCTTTACCAAATGACTTACTGAAAGCTGTACCTTCCGCCAACGATAAATCTTTGAGCGTCTTTTCGGCTACCTTCATTCGTTTCGCATTGCCTTTTGCCTCTGCATCAGCCAGTTCAGCATTTGCTTTGGTAAATTCAACCGAGTATTCACTAATTATCTTTTTGAATTGAGGAATTTCATTTCCGCCAAGGCGAACTAACGAATCAAACATTCCTTGCGTCTTGTTTCCAGCTTGCCCAAGTGTAGAAAGTCGAAGCATTGACGCACGAAGCACAGTACCGGCTTGGCTTCCTTTAATTGCGTTATCCGACAAGACACCAATTGCGGCAGCAGTGTCTTCTAAATCGTTCCCTGTGGAGTGAGCAACCGCTCCAACATACTTAAGACCTTCGCCCATGTCCAGTGTTTCAGCATTAGTATCTGCGGCTGCACGCGCAAAGACATCAGCAACGTGTGTTGATTTGTCAGTCTCAAGCCCAAAAGAGCGAATTGCAGTTGCAGCATTTTCAGTTGCCATCGCAACGTCGCCACCAGACACGGCAGCTAAATCCATTACGCCGGCCATACCCGACATAACTTCCTTTGCGTTAAATCCAGCAGAACCAAATTGATCCATGCCGGCGGCTGCTTCGCTAGCACTAAACGAAGTGTCCGCACCAAGTTTTATCGCTTGGTCTTGTAACTGTTCAATTTCTTTACCGGTTGCGCCAATAACCGTCGTGGCTTTAGACATTCCTTCTTGAAAATCCATCCCCGTCTTTAAAGCCGCAACCCCAGCACCAACAATTGGCAAGGTGATGCCCATCGACATTTTCTTGCCAGCACTCGACCACATTTCACCGACTTGTGCTGCATCAGAATTTTTAGCTTCGTTCCAGGTATCGCGCATCTTAACTTGCGCTTTATCCATGTCTCGGTTGAATTTATCAATTGAATCGTGCGCTTGTTTAAAGTTAACGACAAGCTTAGCGCCAGCATCACGTGCATGTGCCCCAATTTTGGTAAACAAACTCGGAGACTTTGAAGCGGCTCCATTCAGTTTATCCGTTGCATTCTTACCATCATTTGCTGAGCTCTTGATTGTATTGCCCATTTGCTTTGCCGTGCGACCCGTATTACCAAATTGAGTATCCGTCCGCTTAGCTTTATTCAAGATTCCATCGAAATCTTGATCAGCTTTGTTCATTCCTGAACCGTCCCAGGAAAAGCCCATTGACATAATGGCGCTACGTAAACTTTCACTCATGTATCAATTCCTCCTTTCCTCAAATCTGTAAATTCAACTTGCTACGCGTTAAGACAGCGAGTCAAAAATTTATCTGCTGCGTTCATGACAAACATGTAGTTTTTGTGACTTTCCCACCAGTCCCATTTGTTGAGCTTTAAAGATTCAGGTGCAGTAATCACTAAGTCCATCAAACCTTCGTAGTACCACCCCTTCATGAATCGTTGTGTACCATCAACCGCGTTATCAACAATTGATTGGGCGACTTCAACACCGGGGAATGTGAACGTATATTCAGTATCAACCCCCTCAACTACTGGTACATACGCAGTATTTTCAGTCGCTTCAATTGCGTCTTGTCCTTCAATTTCTGTAATAATAAGCTTTTCTTGATAGCCTTTTTTCATGGTTTTAGTTTTCCTTCCAACTTGAGTTTTTCTTTAGCAATCCACTTCATTTTCGTTAATTGATCAGAAGTAGCGGTTTCGACTTCTTTGATTGTGGCGATGCCTGTAATCACGGGTAAATACATCCCCCACCAGCTCTCAGCATGGTTTTCTATTAGTAATTCATTACTCGTAGAGAAACCTTTCGAGAAAATCGACACCCGCTTCCATCACTTGACCAAACCCCTTGTGGTTTTCCCAATAATCAAAATCAGTTCGCGGTGAAACTAAGACGACATCCATTATCGACTTGTAGTAATCATGCCAAATGAACACCCCATCAGCTGATTTAGCGTTATCTTTTAGCGTCACTGTTTCTTCGACTCCTGGGAACTGAAATTTATATTCGATTACCGTGTCATCGGTATCCGTGATGGAAATCGAATCAGTACTACCAAACTTCTGATACTGCTGCGTTTGCTTTTTGTGAGTCGATGTTACAACTGGCTTTTGGTATTCATTGCCATCTACATCCTCATCATTTTCAACATCTAACGTTTCTAATTCTTCGTCCATGAAATTCCTCCTATTGATGTATTTTTTCGTTGCCGAAAATTAAAAAGACACGGTACTTATTCAGCCGCCGTGTCCTGATACTACTTAAATTCGTGCTTGAAATCCGTGCACAACATATTCCAGTCGCGCGGTGTTAAATCATTACCCAGTGAACCATCAGGCATTTTCGTAAACATCGCATTCGATGCTGAAATCTTTTCTTCTGGGGTTTCGACTACAATCGCAAATTCTTCGCCTCGAAGTGCCGCGATTTTCTTGTTTGAACCTGTCAATTGACTACCGTGAATGTTAACGTGGCCAGATTTGTCATTTTGCACAGCAAAATCACCATTACCTTGTGCATCAACAAACCGTTGCACATCATCGCTGTCTTGACCAAATTCAACCATCGTGCCAGGTGCGAAGCCGGTCCAATTAAACTTTTTATGCTTGGTGTTTTTAGGCGTAATCGTAATTACGACATTTTTAGCGTCATATTTCATTTATTAGTGCTCCTTTTCTAAAATTCGATAGTTCCAGAAACGTCCATTCCGTGAATAGCCGCGCTGCGTTGATAAGTAAATGAGGCACCTTTGTAAATTCGCTTGGCAATGTCCTCAGAATTCAGTTCGCTACGTTGCTTTGTTTGTACATCGAACGCTGGATCGCCGGCCTCGGTTTCGCCCACGACGCCATTCTGATAGCCTTCATTAAGCACTTCGGTAATGGTTGCTTGTACAAGAGCGATTCCACGAGGATTAAACGGAACTTTATTCTCGTCTGTAATGAGTTGTTGTAGAGCTCCCATCAAGCGAACTTTCATCCACTGATCGCCGTGAACAACGTCGATAAACTCACCGGATAGCGTCCAGCCCTCTGAAGATTGCGGAGCACCAGTTTTAGTCACGTACACAATTCCGCGAGCCGTCTTGATAGCTGTATATTGTGCTTCCGTGAACGTTTGGGGAGTCACGCCTACTAAGTCGTGCACTGCCTTCCAAGTCAATGAACCAACGACCTGTGAACCTGCTTCGGCAACCAAAGCTGCGTCGAAGTGTTCTGCGGCTGGGTGAACAAGACCAATCGTAAATTCATTGTTAGCCAATGGAGTCAATCCTTCGACTGCTGGGACTTGGATTGCAATGATTTTTTCACTGTTTAATTCCGCCCAATTTGACAACGCCAATGCGTCTGCGGCTACATATGTGGCCAAGATACCAAAGTGCCAATCTTGACCGGCGTACGCAGTTGCCGCAGTCGCAATTGCTCCAGTTGCAAACGTGATTACTGCAACTTTCGGTGGTGTGTTTGTTTGGTTAAAAATTGCCGTCGCTTTAGCTTTAACAGCTGTCGACAATGTGGTGTCATCGTTGATTGCTTCCAAATCATTAAATTCGGCATATCCCACTGTGGTTCCTTGAACAAAAATTGCTGGCACGCCTAAGTTCATTGATGGAACTGGTACCATTTCGCGTAGTTTAATTACTACGTCTGAGAGAAAATTAGCCATTCTCTTAATCCTCCTGATTTTCTAAATCGATTGTTTCAATTACGCCGAGTACGTCTTCTTCGTCTGCGTGTTCTTCAACGCGCAATCGCATATCAAAGCCAGCACGTCGTTCGTAATTGATTGAGTAATAATCATCTAAACCCTTGAATGCATTACGTGAACCAGATGACGTGATGTCAACGACCGAAACAGCACGTTTAGCTAACAGTTCATGAACTTGATAGCTTTCAAATACCGCTCGCAGTCGGTTTGCTTCGGTCTTAACTCGTAACGAATCATCGTCTAAACAAGTAATTGATAAGACTAGTTCAAACGTTCCGTCAGCCGTTCGGTCACTCGTAACGTCAATGTGATCGTTTAAAAACGAGTATGAAAAAAAGGGATAGTGTTCTGGAGAACCAGCACTTTCCCTTTCGATTAATTGGTATCCAGTAAATTGCTTAACAATTCCTCTGAGAGTTTTAATTAAACTGACATAATCGAATGTGTTAACGAACGAATTATTCACCATTCCACCTCGTTTCATCAAATGTTGAAGCTCTTGCTACGAAATACTTAGTGACATTCGAGTAATCTGTATACGGTACCGACGATTTAACTTCGTATACATGCCCGTTGTGAACAACGCGTGTTCCAATAGCGCACACTAGTGTTGAGTACCATTTGTATTCACTCGAATAAATCATTCCTGACTGCGTAGGAGCTTGCTCATCAGCTTTCATCGGTAGGAATGGCTCATTAACACTAATAGGCGTTAACGTTGCCACGTCGTCTTTTATCCAACGACCAGCATCATCGTAGTGACCACCGCCGTCTGTCATCGGTGCATAAACCTTTAAGGGCACACCAAACGACTTAATTAAGCTGTTAAAGTTCATTTTTTTCATAAGCCCAACACCACACGATAAGTTAACGCTCCACGCAATGAACCTGTATCAAATAACGGTTTATTTGAACCTTTATTCGCAGTGGTTAGTGGTGCATTCTTCGCAAATCCTTTTTGTTTCATACTACGGTCAATATCACGTTTCATAATTTGGCCCAACCGGTTAGCTGCCCATGCGGCCGTTTTCTTTCCCAACGCAACTTGCACCCACAATTCTTGGGACTGCTCCCTCCAATTGAACTTCTTTTCTTCCCACGTGCTACGCAGATAGCTTCGTTCCGGGATAACGGCCTTTTTAATTGGAATAGAGTTCTTATAATTGCTGCCATCCTTACCTTGGTGATAACCAGGCTCGTAAAGCTTGCCTTTATAAGTGAACTTCTTCCGAATCGGCACCCACAAGCGGTCAGATTTATTATCTGGCAACGGCACAATGGTTGCGCCAAATTCATGAACCAATGCAATTGTTACTAAGTCTGCATTATCTTCAGGATTGCCACTATTGCGGAATTGACCAGAGATATAAGCCCCGCCAGTTCCGAAGATACCAACTTCGACGCGCGTCCGAGCAAGAATGTCCATCTCGCGAATGATTCTTGGGATTTTGTTCTCAGTCTCGGTGATGATTAATGTCATTTACACCACCACCAATCCGATGCGTTTGCTACCTTTCCCGAACTGATCAAGAAGTTGCTTATATTTTTGGCCGAACGGAGTGGTATCAAAACCACTTCGCGAGCTCGCAAAGTAACTTTTTTCCATCTCATCAACTTTTTCAGATTTTACGCGATAAGTATCGGCGGATAGCAAAAGTAAATGCGCTGCTAAGTAGCGACACGCAATTTCTCGATACTTTGGTCGGAAAAGGTCTTGAACCTCAAGCCAAGCATCGTCGACGAATTGAGCAATAACTGCTTCGTTAGCATCCGCAAAATTTTCATGCATAATTCGCACGTTTTGAATTGATGGTTTTTCTGTCGAATTTTGTTCAGGCATCATTCATGCCCTCCTTTCGGCTATTCCACATCCCCGACATCGACGTTATTACCTTCATCGCTATTTTCTTGGTCTGATGGTGTTGTCAATTCAGCAATGCGGTCTTTGATAGCTTTTTGAACGGTCTTACCATCGTGTGCATCTGCCATCTCTTGAAGTGTATCAAGACTAATTGTTTCGTTAACAAGCTTAATTGCATCGGCTGATTTCAGAGTCCCAAATTCAGCTTCTTCAATTTCCATTTCGCCAGTTTTTAGCAATGTTTTTAAAACCACATTAGTTTTGAGCTCTTTTGCAATTTGACTTGCTAAAGGATCTTCAAAATTATTGGTACCTGGCACAACGTTTGTACCAGCGATGACACGAACGAAGTCGCCGTTGTTTTTAATAAACATCTCAATACTCTCCTTTTCTAAATTCCATCAACACGAATGATGGCGTATGGTGTACGAATGATTAAGCCACCAATCCGAGAATCAAACGGTACACGGACACCAGGATAACGCCGTTCTTCAGCGTGCCGAGTAATGTCGCGTGGAATTAATAGTTCGGCTGTGCGGGAGGTGTTTTCATAAACCATGAATGAGTTTGTGCCACCGGTTCCGACTCCCAAAAGGTCAGTTAATGACTTAATTTCCTCGAACCAGCCATAACCACGAATCAGTTCCAAAATCGTTTTAGGTTCATACTGGTTATACCGTTTATTCAACAATTCGTATTGATTAGCAGCAATGACCAAATTAAGTGGTGCGTTTGAGTAACCTGGGATAACAGTAATGCGTGACCGAGCAACACGAATTTGCTCCACGATTTCTTCTGGAGTTGATTCAGCCCACGTCGCGGCGGCTGCTTCAACCTTAATGCCCACAGCGTTAGTCAAACCTTTTAAACCGACTGAGGCGTCCCCGATGAAGGCCATTTTATTTTCTTTTTCAGCAATAGCACGCCGAACCGTATCTGCTTTTTCGGCATCAAGATTCATACCCATCGCACGTGCTTGTGAAAGTTCACGGTCTGAATACTTAACACCACCACCAATTGTAAAGATTGGTTGATGATACCGCGTCATATCAGCATCAATCATTGGTAAATCATCGGTGTTATCTGCGATGATTTTAGCGACACCTGAACGTGTCATTACGTTGTAGCCATATGTTTCCATGTATTCTGGAACATCTGACTTAATGTTGAATAGTTGACGTGCCACTAATTCTTCTTCGGGAGCACGATAGATAACTTTATCAATCGCTTCTAAATCACGAGCTTCTAAAATTCCATTAACTGCCATATATTAATTCCTCCTATGCTAAATTGATTTTTACGATTGCAGTTCCGTTTGCAAGTCCGTTGCTTTCAAAGATTCCAACCACTGCATCACCTGGATTGTAAGTTTCCCCGGTGCCGGATGCAGGCGTGGCCACCATAAACTTACCGCTACGAACAGTTGCAAGCTGATCTGTTACTACGTCTTCGCCAACAATTACCGTGATACCGCCCTTGGTTAGCACTGGCACTGGTTCATTTGGCTCATAGTCAGCATTTTTAGCTACACCGTCATAATCGAGTTCCTTAACGAAATTCTTGGCGATTGCAACACCGGCAAACTTCCCGTTCGTTAACGCTGTAACCACGCCTCCAACTGTTTGAAGTGGTGTGCCTGGTGCAATAGTTGCTCCTGATGTACGTGTCTTGGCTTCATGAGATTGGAAACTTGAAATTTTACCAAGTCCAAGCTCTGAATCCATGTATTTTTTTGGTTCTGGAATAGGCATGTGCTATTCTCCCTTCTTATTCATGTTCATACGCTTGTTACGCAATTCTTCGACTTCCTTCTTGTCGTCATCAGCTGAATCACCACGTGTGTTAATCCCAGCAATAAAACCTTCGTCTGCTGCATCGACGACGATGTCGTAGTAAGCATTAACGTAAGCATCTGACTTACTATCCAATTTAAGATTTGGGTTAGCTTTGGTAATTGCAGCAACTTTCACATCTTTATCAGACTTGCCAACAAAATCAAAAGAGTCTCCCAAAACCTTCTTGGCAGACTCTTTAAACTTGGCACGCTGGTCAGCTAACTCGTCAATCGAATCAGCTTTAACCATGCCTTTCATATTTTCTTCAAGTGTAGCAACCTTCGCTTCCGCAGCGTCTGCCTTAGCTTGAACTGTTTCCATTTCTGCTGTCGCGGTAGCAGCTTTTGTTTCTAAATCAGTGATTGTTGATTGTACTTGAGCTTCCTCAAGATCAACATCTTGACCATCTAAACGAATCTTCATCGTTTTTCCTCCGTTTTTTTGTTCAGCGTTATCTTCAACAACCATCTCAGCAGAGTCAGCTTTGAACGATATAGTACTTCCAGCACGACCACGCGCAACAATCGCTACGTGGTTTATCCGCATGTCCTTTTGAACGGTTTCATATTCCGCGCCATCAAAAACTCCACGAACATTTTGTTCATCAGTAACGAACCCTATTGAAATTTCCTTACGAATACCTGTTTGGATTTCATCAATTATTTGAGGGTCAGTAACGGTAACTCCAACTACCAACGCACCGTCAACCTCACGAGCATCTGAATCAGTCCAACCAACTTGATATTTCTTGATGTTGGTTGCGTCTACTAACTCGCTTGGATGACCACTTGTTAGCGGTTTACGATTTGCGGATGCAATTGTTGATGAACTAAATAACTCTTCAGGTAATTTGGCTTCATAACGAACCTTGTTTCCAGGCTGTTTGTACGGAAATACTCCAGCACGCGCAATAGGGACTTCAGCATTCAAATAACCCTCTGGCGTTAATTCAAATGCACTGTCATTGACTAGCGCATGATCATATCTAAATGCCATGCTAGTCCACCTCCTCAACACTAAGTTTCAGTTCCATGCCTGGTTTGATGTTGTAGCCTTTTAATTCATTAATCTTTGCGAGCTTTGCTACTGACATACCATTCGCAGTTGCGATTGCATCTAAGCAGTCACCGAGTACAACGACGTGGCTCTTCTTGGTCACTGTTGTTTGTTCTTCCTTCTTTGTTGCCATGTTAATATCACCTCCTCTCATAATTTGCTCGCTACGCTTCCATAGCAATTCGCTTTAAAACATCGGGTTGATGACCTGACCACATTTGTCCCTCGTGTAGCACAACCGGCAATTGTCCAAATCCCATATCTTTCAGATTAGCTAATGCTTCTGGTTCCTCATCAACATTCACTTCGTTAAATACTAGCTTGAACGCTTTTGCTGTTAATTTTGTTTTCTGGCATTCAATACAGCCAAAACGTGTATAAATTGTCATATTTTCTTCTCCTTTCAAAAAAAGTGCACAAAAAAGGCGCACCCTTAAGTTGCGCCTGCTTTCATTTAATTAATTATTTGAATCATCAGGATAATCATTAATATGCTTTTCAATTTCAAAAACATAGTCTGCTACTGGATGCAGGTCTTCGCCCATCTCCTTAGATTTCCACTTCTTTTCTGTAATCCAATCCAGGACTAGCGAACGAGGAGTATCAGGTTTTGGAATATAGGTATAGTCTGCATTCAACATGAACTTATCTTCGTTCATTAGTGCAATCGATTTTAATATCATTGTTAACTATATCCTTTCATTACAGCTTCAAAAGCCTTTCCCAGTTTACCGACAATTCCAATCCGGTAATCGGTGTAAGCCTCCGCGAATAATTCACCTGGATCATCGTGAATATACTGCGAATAGTATTTTTTAATGTTCTCGCTTGGATACATTGTAGCAAACTTATCAAGTATTTGCTTATGCAAGACACTTGGTTTCACTCCATATTCTCTATAAATAGAAAATTCAATTACATGTCCAAATTCATGAGTTACGGTATATCGATATAAATCTTCTGGTCTAACAACGACACCGAACATTTTGTCAGCTAATTTTTTCTCTTCATTGACTAATACATCCTTAGTAGCAAAGTAGCGTGCGTTAAACCGCATTCGAATACGGTCATCACGTAACACCGTTCCTCCTAATTCTCCAGGACGCATCTTATCTGTGAATGCAACTCTCATCCCTCCCAATACTAAGAATCGTTGAACAACTGGAGCATCGCGAACCTGCACATAAATTTCATGTTCTATTAAGTTCTTCATTTCGTTTGATACATGAGATAAGGCATCGCCGGCCGTCGTGACGTTTTTAGTGTGAAATCTTCGAAGCTTTTCTACATCCGCATTTTCACTAACATCTTCCGTTTGTCCTTCGTAGGGATCAACATCCATCTCGCTGAGTTCATCATCAAAGACCGGCTCAGCAATGCATCGGCATTGTATGTCTTCACCTGGCAAACAACCATTTGGCGTATGCTCTTTATAATCGGAATACATAAATACATGGTCAGCAACTTCTACGTGTGAGTCTCGCACTCGATTGTCGCCGACGGTTATCCAGCGAAAAGCCTTAATGCCATTATCTTGCTGCCTCCGCGAATTAATTTGCCCGTAAATTTTTGCAGTTTGATCTCGAGCAATCAATCGTGCACGCCCTTCAGATTTTGCTCCAAGTTTTAACAGATTAGCTTCTAACGCTTGCTTAGGTTCACCATTATCAATTGCCCAGGTAACGGCATCAACAATCTGTTCGTGAACTTTTTTTGGAATTGTTTTGATTAAATCAACGTTTTCTTTAATTGCGGTGTCAATATAACTTCCCAATCCCGTCATATCGCGCGTTTTACCTAAACGCTTAAACTCGAACATGCTATCAAGATTACTCTTATTGAACATATTCAACGCCATTACCGTTGAGTGAACAAATGTCTTAGCGTCATCATCGGATAGCCTTTGACTTTGAGCAAATTTTTCCAAACCTGCCATTTTACGTTCTAAACCACGTTTAAGCGCTTTTTCTTGTGTTGGGATTAATACTTCAGGTTCGATGGCATCTGCCCGCCAGCGCTTATCTGGTAGCAATGGCGCAACGTTTCTCAATGCATAGATGATAATTGCAAATGTTTGCGGTAGCACGCTCTTGGTCATGCTCTCAAAATAGGCGTTTTCAATACGATTAGGGTAATCCTTCTCCGTCCATTTCATCTAATCACCATTTGAATCAGCTTCAGTTGCCTTGGCAATTGCTTTGATCAATACATCGAATGTTGCGCCGTCAGCTGAATCACCTAAGAACTTCGCTCCAGCTACGCCACGCTTACCGAACGCAGCATCACGTTCCTCGTTTGGCGAGGTCATGCCCGACTGAATTCGAGTGCTTGCTGAATCAGCCATCAACTTAGCCACTTCCGCTTCAGTCTTTGCATCGAGGCTCCAAAGACTATTGAATTCAATTGACCACTTCTTTGAATCAGGATCAATATTGCCAAATTCATCAGACTGCAATAACAATCGAATCAAACGTTCCAAATGTGGCTTTAAATCATTATTCTGGATGGCCTTTATTCGGTCGTAATAGTTGATGACATCGTACTCAGCACCGCTAACGGTTCCGACTTCTTGACCTTTAAGAATGCTTTTTGGCATGCGTGCAGCTCCGGACAAGTAATCCCAAATAAAATCTAACAAATCGTTAATCCCAGCAAGTGGAGTTCCGACTTTATCAATGCTTTCATCACTCCCAATCAGCGCCAAGTGCTCAATCCCAAAGCGAGAATCAACCCGAGCTTTCAATTCAGCTTCTTCTTCAGGATTCAAGTCATCGACGCCCGGTGTTTGATAGACTTTAAACGTAAAATCGTAAAGCATCCGACCGATAGAGTCCGTCGCTGTATCAATTACTTCAAGAATCTTGAACAACGACTCAATCAAACCGCTGCCTTGAACGTCGTCCTCAAAACGTAAATACTGATCGTGAAAAACTCGCGAGTAATCAATTACTTGCGAGCCTTCTTTTGTTTTATTCTTCTTTTTCTTTTTGGGCTCACGAACGCCTACGCGATTATACGAATTGACAATCAGCGATTCTAATTTACCGAAGTCTTCGGAATAGACATTCTCATTCTGAACGAGCTCACTAACTTTCTTTTGCGAGAAAGCATTTAAGTATGCAATGTTTTTAATTCCATCCGGCTTAAGTATTTCTCTAAGCTCATGTTTCTTGCTCTCAACTGTTCCAATGAAAATAAAGCCATCACCGTATAGTCGGGAGTAGCGGAACATTTCGGCAAACGCTTCAGGCGCTTTCAGCTGTTTGAGCTTGCTTTCAAGTTTGTCCGCCAGCATTTTGCCGTCCTTATCATCACCATCAAATGTAATCTTCCACCCATTACGAGTTAAGTCGTCTGCCGGGATATCGACAATATTCTTAGCAATCGGATTAGACGCATACAACGCTTCATATTCTTCAGGAGAGTGACTCAATCTAAGATTTGAACCATATGAACGCATCCCTGCTGAATAGTAATCATTGCCATCGGTCTTCATTGCCTTTATCTCTGATTTAACACTCAATTGCTCAGTTCCTTTCTTATTAACTCATTCCAAAACGTTTCTTTAATGAACCCTTCGAACGCAACTGGTTTAGCGCCTGGGTCATGCTATCGACCTCATCGTCATGAACGCCATATGGAAATGATTCAAGTTCATCCATATATTCATCAACCCAAGACCGCCAGTCAGGGTGCGGTAAGTAAATGTTGCCACCCTCCCACAAATACGTAATAGCATTCGCTCGAACTTCTTTCCCGCCTTCTGGAGTTACTGGCGTAATTCCTTCCAGCTCCTTTTTCAACACGTCGATAACCGCAGATCCATTAGCCTTATCTTCAATGTATTTAGATTTTGCTTTTGGGTGTTTAGTGGTCATACGACGAATTGCTTTGATTGTTTCAGTGAAGCCCATACGTTCGTGATGACGGTCTATCAAGAAGTATTTGTTATCCCGTTTAGCCCAAACTTGACCCGCTACGAAATCGGATGTATCAGTTTTCTTGAATGTGGCATCCCATGATTGGATTGTTTTATCGATGTGCACCGGGAAAACTTCAACTGAATCATCTAGCCCAAGTCTTCGTTTAGTTTCTGCTGAATCAACGTACCAAGTTACTTGATTACGTTTGAACATTTGACCACCTTGAGCTTTTGGTCTTTGTTGATACAACGCTGCCCAAGTCTTGGAACCAACTTCTGCTTGAATATCAGCCATCCAAGCTTTGTCATAACCAAGTTCGGGAGCTAGTGGTTCGCCAATCTTACGTCCCAACAAATCATCTGTATCTTCTGCGATGGCCGGCAAGCGAAGAACTGTCCATTCGCCAGGCTTTGCCTTCTTTAAGATTCGGCCAACCAGGTCATCTTCTGACCATCGAGTCATAATGACGATGATTGAACCACCTGAATGAACACGTGTACGGAAAGTCGCTTGATATTCTTCATAGACACGGTCACGAGTTGTCATGCTCAAAGCTTCTTGCATATTTTTGACTGGATCATCAATGATGAGTAAATCAGCACCTTGGCCAGTGGCGCCACCAAGTATTGAAGTTGAACGCATCATGCCTCCGTGACCCTGCACACCCCATTCACTTACGGATGAGGTGTTGTTCGAGATACGCAACTCACCATCAGTGAGTTTTGGTGCAAATTCCGTGAACTTGTCACGATTCTTGCGGCCAAATTTCTTGTATAAATCTTCCGAATAAGCAACGGCCATGACTTCGTTTTCGGGATTCTTCATTAAGTAATAGCTCGGGAATGTTTCCGTAATACTTGCTGACTTACCGTGCCGAGGTGGCATTTCCACTATCAACCGCAACTCTTCACCATCAATAATTCTTTGTAGTTGATCCGTGATGAGCTTTGTGTGGCGCAATAGTTGATACTCTTCGTGATGGCTATATAAAAAGTAGCCTTCATAAGAGCTGTTCGCATAGGCTTTCATGATGGCTTCGTGCGTTAGCGGGTCGCTTAGAATATCACTTGTTAATGGTTGACTTCGTCGCATTGGCAAGTATCCTCAATTCATCCGTATTCAGGCCTTCCAATGGCGATACATTCTCGCGTTCGTCTTGCAAAGTGATAATCTGTTCAACTGCAAAACCTGAGCGATCTAAGATTTCCTTAACCGCACCTAGTTGAACTGATGGCTTTCCTGATTCAAGCAGCGCCCCAAGCGTCCGAATCGCTTTGGGACGCAGCCCCTTAAACTGACGAGATAAATATTTCTTGAATTCTGCTTGGAACTCTTCATCCTCATGACGCCATCTTTGCAATGTTCTGGTAGTTGTTCCAACGTGTTCAGCGATTTTGTCCGACGTCCAATCACCTTCGTGCTCATACAATGTAGTAATAGCAAGGACTTGCTTTGGTTTTAGTGTCATAAAAATCACCTCCATTTCAGACAAAATCAGACAAAACAAAAAGCCCACAGCCGAAGCGGTGAGCTAAAACAAGATAAAACTAAGGAGCGCAACCTCATGGACCTGCCTGTGAATGAGATTGCTAATGCTTGCCCCAGGAATCGAACCTAGGCAGATAGTAATGTGGGGTAAAACTTAATATCGGTTAACTAAACAGGTATTCAAGTAAGAGAACTATCTGACCTTGCAAGCAGAACTACGGTGATCAAACCGTAGAGCATGAAACAAACAATATAAAAAAGGAGTTATTCCAAGGCAAAAAACTTTAAAGCCTTTCGGACGGTGACTGTCAGTGCCGTCCTAAATACCAGTCGGGACTCGAACCCGAATCGCTGTGCCACAAGGTTTCAACATAGACCATTATATTTTCTTCCAACCACAGCAGCTGGCACCAAATTCACGTGTTAAAACTTTAACACTCCACCACAATCAGTGATTTGCCCGACAGGCTGGAGAACCTGTCTATGATCACTCCCGGAATCGAACCAGGAACCTTTATCGCGGCGTACGTAATGCTCTACCATTGAGCTAAGTGATCAAGTAACAAACCAGTAATCCCACTGACTTGCACTCCTTTGTGTGAGGGCACCAGGCATAAATTAACTTATCTCTGGCACAATACTATAATCTCACACAACAACTACCGAAAAACCCCGTGAAAACTTCGTGAAATCTTTCGAAAATGTCCGATTTTTTGATTATTCGACCATTTTTAATCCGTTTTCGTACTTTTTTCTTCGTTTTCCGGTATTTTTTCATCATTTACGACATAACGCGTTAAATTAATGCCGACATTGCGCGCTGCCAAACTTTCCGCAAATACTACGGCAGCCGTTGTCTTAAAATCACGATACCGACTTTCGCCATATCCGACCGCTGACATAACTTGGCGATCTGAGTACCCCTGTATGTAATACAGTTTCATAATGCGGCCTTTGACAGTTTCCATTCCTTCGATTACTGCAAGAATCGCAGCTAGCTTTTCTTTAGCCATCATGATAGTCATCATTTTTTGTTCTGCGCTATTTTGGTCAGCCGAAGCTTGAACCTTATCAGCTGACAACGTTGGACTTTTTAAGTCGGCATCAGAGATGCCGGCTTGGGTATACAGCCGTTCAAACTTCGGCACTTTGTTCCGTGGCTGCTTAAAAAAATATTTAACTTTTTTGGCAGTTGCGTCATAATCCAGTAAACTATCAAAGAGTTCAATCTCCTTTGGTACAAAAACTTCCATATTTTCACCTCACACAAATGTTATAATGGACATGTCAACCAAAACACATACCATTTTGCATTCAGTGAAAGCTGAGTGCTTTTTTATTGTTTTTCAGACTAAGTAAGTACTTGTAATCTATTCTTTAATCAGTAGTGCAATGTAACTGATAATCCAGAACAGTAGCCCGACTCCATTGACCCACCATGCGATACCCGGCGTCTTTGGCGTAGGTGGCAAATCACCCCAACCAATCCATGCCATTGCAAACGAATAATCCAATACGCCGATAAGAAATGATACTAGGAATCTATAAATCATAATTTTAATCTCCAAAAATCAAATTGCCGGCAACAAGCATTATTTTAAGTAGTACTAGCACCGTGATTGAAGCAGCAATGACAATTCCGGCTGCTTCAATCATATTTTTTACTTTTTCCCATGAGAACCTCGATAAATAATGTTTAATACTGCTCATTCACACTTCCACCGCTCGGCCACGATACAGAGCGGCTACCTTACTCGCTTGCTCCTGATTAAATTCAGCAGCTTCCCAACAATCATTCGTTAAATCAATGTAATCGGCATATTCACCATGTCTGATGTTTTCAATGTATTGTATGCGGTCTTTAACTTTTTCAACTCGAACGACCCACAATCCTTTTTGTCCCTTCATGATTCGCATCCTTTCGATTTTCTATTCGTAATTCGCTAATGGGCACTTCCCCCGTCCGGCATTTCAGCGTGTGAATTATTTTTGTTTAAGCGAGTACAAGGATATCCGGGAATTCATCCCCTAAGGCGTCAACAAAATATTGTTTGATGTTATTAATCGCTTGAATCTTCCAGTAACCACCATCAGCTTCGTAGAGAGCCGCTCGTGGGCCTTCTTTAACACGGAAGATAAATGGACTCTCTGGCTGTTCAACCTCCAAGAACGTACGGAAAGGCTTCAATTTGACGGGGTTTGGCACCTTTGCCTCACCTTTTGACGCAATCCCAGTCTTAATGGTTGCCGCTTGGGTAATGCCGTCATCCTCTAAAGTTCGACTTTCACCGTCCGTTAAATTGCCAAGGAACTTAAGAACCAGGGCACGGTCTTCTGTGTCGGCAAAAAGCGCCTGCAATTTAATAACCGCATCTTCGGTGTCGTAGTAATTATCAAAGTAGAATGGTGTACCGTAAGCGTTAGCAACTGCCAACACTTCACGCCGGCCAGCGTTGTCCACGTCCCCCAATAGATTAACTTTCGTTTCATCTACGACTTGGATTGCTGTAATTAATCGTGGTGTGCCGTCTTTTACAACGCCCAAAGTATCGGGTTTCTTAATCAAATCAACGATACCTGCAAACTTAGCGACTTCGAGCACCGTTTGGACACGATCATCTGGTTGGTAACGTTCGATTTTGTTGCCTTGGATCAAGAACGTTTCCCCTTCGTGTTCAATAATTTTATTTTGCATAGCTTCATGGGCAGTTTGTTGAATTAATTCAAGTGTATCGTAGTTAAGCATTTGTTAATCCCTAGCCTTTCTTTCGTAAATCAATGAGGTTGTCTTTTGGTGCAGGAAGATTTTTCTCATCAGACACAGTAGCCTCAACGTCTTCAATGTCTTCCCCGACATCAGTTTTCAAACGTTCATCTTTAGTATCAAAATAAGTTTGACCTTTAACGCCAGAACGCAACTCATTTGCTTCAATTCGCCCTGTGTTGTAATCACGACCAGCAAGCACCTTGGTAACTTGTCCTGTTACTGGTTGTAGTGTGAGTTTGGTATCGGCAAAAACGATGTATTCGTCTTTGAATTCCTTACTACGTTTCACGGTCAACATGATATTTAATTTACGCGCCTTGTCTTGGTCTGTGTTTTGATCAAGGATATTTGCAAACAACTTAGACAATTCGGCATTGATAGTTTCGCCAAACGCCCCATCATTGAGTTCATACACATTAATATTAATTTTGTTGCTCATCAGCAATCTCCTCTTCTCGCATTTGTAGTGTGAGCTTTTTTATTTCGTTCCAAACAAGATTTTGAGTCTGTACCTGCGGGATAGGTTCACCCCGTTCGCCAATATACATATTCCGACTTATTAAGTGAGCAGTATCAAACCCAAGTACCCATTCAGCCCCTGAAGAAGATTCTTCTAGTTCTGAATAAGTTAGCCCACCATGTACGTTTAAATGCTGTAACTGGTTGTAATGCACACCAAAGAACTTAGATTTTGAAGTCACGTGTACATAGCCGTTGATAATTCCCGTTGGCATTTGCTTGATATGGTATATATACCCGTTTTCTGCACCAGACTGAATAAGCTGTGGCATAAGATTCTTTAGCATCTGCATTTGTTCATCGCTATAGCTCATTTGTATTCTCCTCATCTGTGGCCTCAGCAAACGCAAAATGAGTAAATTGGTCAATCTGAACTAATTCCGAATAGACTAATCGCCATTTTTCAACAAATGCTTTGGCATCCACTTCTGCTTTAGCTATGTGTATCAATTGCCCCGTGGCAACACTAGTAACTTTATACATTTCGGTTTTCACAAAAATTTCTATTGACTTCATAGTCGCACCTACATTTCAACTTCTTCGGGAACTGCACCAACGATGTTTAGTTCCCGAATCTTGGCATACGCATCCTGTTCTCGCATAAACGACCAGGCATCATCAATTCCAAAAGTCCACGGATCATCATCCCCGAGTTGAGCTCCTCGGCGCAGGTAATTGATTTCCTTTTTGGATTTACTCTTACGGATGACGTATGCCATGTAGCGGAAAGCGTATATATCTGCACCTGTAACCCAAAAATTAAATAGTTGAATCATTTTGAGTGGGCGCTTATCAAATACACTTGCCCAAGTTACTTTATGATTTTTGCGGTCTAATGTAGCAAGTACTACTGGAATCGAGCCATTTGAAAGTACAACATCAACAATATCTTTGCTGATTTGCTTAACCCTGGCTACATCCCCGAGCTTGGTTTGCAACCAAACCGCCTCAACCGTATTTTTCATGGTCTATCCCTTTTCTAAAATAAATTTATTGGCACTTTCTTTTAATTGTTGGTACACAATTTCAAGGACGCTCTTGGGTACCAAATCATAGACATATGTTGCTGGATCTACGTGCATATAATTCACCGACTTTCTAAGTGGTTATACGACGCATTCTAAAGTAGATATGAATTCCATCAAACATGTTATCCCGCACATCAACGTTCACCAGTTCCTTGTCTCTGCGAGTAAATTCGAGCAACTCGTAATCTGGATACATTTCGCGAATGTATTCTTCAAGGGTGCCTTCTTGCAGACGTCGCATAACCGCTGCTCTCGAAAACTTATAATCACGCTTAGGTTGGTATTCCGGCTTAACTAGGTTCCCTCGGGAAGAACTCCATTTGTTATTTCCCTTAGCGAACTTGCCAAAATCTTTCGTGAAATAGTTTGCTAGTTTTTCGACAGCTGTGCCTTCGTGTTCGCCTGGGAACGTATCTTGAATTGTTTGCACGTCAACAAATCCCAATTGCTGCTTATTCTTGCCACGCCCAACACTCCACATATCTCGAACGCTTTGTTCGTTAAGATACCCATCATTCTCAATGATTAAGTGATGATGGATTCGTCCATTTTCAGAACCCCATTGCACCACTGATAAGAACCGAACTGTTTCTTGACCCCTGCGCTTTCGATTAGCATTAACTTTTCTCATAAAGTTGCTAAAGCGTTTTTCGGCATCTTCGTAGCCGGCAGGGAGAAACATATCGTTATAGGTCAAAGTTATGTGTAGAGCTGTGTTCACGAAGAAATTTGCAATCATCAGCAATCTGAAATATCGACGGCTATTCTCATCGTTGAGTGTCTTCTGTGCTGGTCTAGTTGCTTCGACCTTTTTACGAGATGGGAGTTTCCCACCTGGCACAAAATCAATTGGCATATGCTTGGGAATGATTGAGCCTTCAAAATAATCAGCCCCAGCAAACAATCTAGTTTCCCTAAAATATTTAACTAAGGCTGTAGCTTTCCTCATTTTTCCACCACTTTAAGTTGCGTCGTTAAGTTAATACAGTATAACGAGGCCAAAACGTCTACTTCTCAAAACTTTAAAAGTCTTGATTTTCAACGTTATGGTGCCCTCTTGATTGCAAAAACCGACAAATTCAACTAGAATGATGTTAGTTGGTTTGAGTTGAATTTTTGTCGAATTTAATTTAAAACATTTAGCACATGTGATCTTCAGTCACGTGTGCTTTTTTGTTGTCACCGTGTCACGGGTTTCCAAAATCCCAGTGACTCCTAACAGGGAATTTTCAATGTGATTTCCATGCTTGCGCGTAGTCCTTTTCATATCGAACGTTGTAGCAAAACTGAAACCCACCACCACGCTTGTGACACTTATTGCAAGTAACCAAACTTCCGCCATCCACTTCTCACCTCCTATCCAATAGTTCAGTTCTTGCATATTCATCAATCAGGCCGTATAAAATTCGCTTTTCAGCAATTTTTAACTTGTTCCAATTATCAAAATTTGTCGAAAACGTCATCGTTTCTTCAATGTCAATTTCAGCTGCGATATTCCCGTTTCGCTTGCCGGCATTAATTAACAAATACGTATGTGCGTTGGTCGCAATAACTAACTCAATCTTACGAACCCAAGGCAATGCCCTAGCACTATCAATGAACTCCGCAGTCCTCATTGTTTTTCACCACCTTTACCTGGCTTTGAATGCCGTAATTTCAGATTACGAATTTTTGCTTCAACAGAACTACGTGCGCGACCTAATTGTGCAGCAATCACCTTAGCGGTTGCGCCACCGTGCACATATTCATTAACGAGTAACTTCAGCTCTAATTTATTCCATTTCATATTCATTGCTACTCCTCCTTAGCTCGCCACGCCAAAACGAACATGATTGATGTAAAACTCACCGCTACACCTAACGCGATGCTGCTAATAACAATTGCCACCATATTAAGCCTCGTGTTTCTGACCAGCTAAACCCATGTTTTGGGCGATGGTCTGCGACGAATCCGGCATGCCATGAGCGGATGACGTATCCTTTACGATTTGCGCTAATAAATGATTTTGGTGCTTAAGTTGCTTGTTAATATATCGAAGTTGTTTCAAAACTTCTGGATTGCTATTCTCGCCTTTAGTCAATGTTCATAGCCCTTTCTTTCGTGTAGGCAATCGCCCGGTTTTTCCTAATACCATCTCATTTAATCTTTTTCTAATCTGTCGGGATTTTTTTATTAATCTAAATGAGTTGGTCGTTGGAACAACCATGGGCGAACTTGGTCAACGTAGTATCGTGCGTCTTTGCCCGCAAAGTTTTGCTGATAGACGTGATCTCGGAAATATTCCTCGTTCATGTACGTGTCAATCTTGCTGACATCAACATCCAGCCACTTGGCTAACGCTTTTTTGCTAACCGTCAGGCTTGTTGGTTCATACTCATTCTTTAATGGCTGTAGAACTGCGATTAATTGAGTTGCTACCTCGGTGGTTAACGTTTGTAATAATGTGTCTGCCATTGTTTGCCTCCTTACTTTTACTGTTTAAATTCACGTACGACGATTGCTTTAGTAATCAGTATTTTTGCCTATTCGAAGAAATAAACACCGAGCGAAACGATTATTGCTAATACTGCGATTGCCATATTAGTTATTTAACCCGTTCCGGATAGCGCTGACATTGCAAAATAACAATGTGCGCTGCTTGTTGTGCAATAACCTGATCTTGCATATCAATCAATTCCAACAAAGTTGTTGTAGATTGATAATCCGGTGTAACTCTTGGTTCCATCACAAACTTCTTTTTAGATTCAAAATTAGTCTGAAGTAAGTTAATGTGACCCGCTTGACTTTCGATTAACTCATACTTCAAATTCGACAGCTCAACTAAGCCATTCAGCGACATATTGGTTAATGTTTTTGTATAGCTATCTTGAATAATCATGATGAGTACCTACCTTTCGTATCCTTGGGCAAGTTGCCGGTGGACTTGCTAAAACAGCCCTAAATCTTTAGCCTCGTTATAATAAGCGTCCGGCCACACCAAGAACTCTTTTCCTTGATATAAGGCGTAGAGTTCTTTTTCTTTTAGACTGGGGTGAAACCCAATCAAAGTTTCGTGCATTTCGTCTGTATAACTAGGAACTCCCTTGGTACGCAAAATTGCGACGCGCTGATTTGCGTCATTAAAATAAAACACTACCGAAAACTCATCGTTCCGTGACTGTTCCATTTTTATCCATCTCCTCTTGCAAGCTTATTAGACATTTTTCCAAGCCTATAGTTGTTATAATTGATTCACCGACTGTACTAGCAGTCGAATACACATAAAGGATTAAACTAAATGAATTTTTCGATATTTATTCGATTATTAGTTGCAAACTTGTTTGGAAGAGTAAAAATAACTCAACAATACAAGTATCGTGATTTTGTAATTAGAAATAGGCTGTTGAAAGTGTTGAACGAAGACGCATATTTCGATGAAGCGGGCGTTTGGCGCAGCACGCCGACGTTTGATTACACAATTACATTAGCTGGACAGTCTGAGTTTTTCGGCTATGTTAACCAAGTCCTTATAAATCGTTTGCTATCCATAATTGCTTTAGTAATCAGTATTTTTGCCTATTTGAAGAAATAAACACCGAGCGAAACGATTATTGCTAATACTGCGATTGCCATATTAGTTAATCTATTACGACCATTCCAGTAGTTCTTGAATGCCAACATTGTTTGCTCATCCCAAACTCCATCGCCAGGCACCGGTTCATTAAACCGGTGTCTTTTTTCGTGTCCCCTAGGCATTGCTATTCACCTCCCTTAAATCCAAACATTCATTTTCAATGACAAATTCGTTGTTGAAGCTTCAAATATTAACAGCTTGGGATTATATTTCTAAGCTTACGAAGAACTGCGGACTGCTATTCTGAAAGAAGCAACAGCAATTGCAAAATCGCTAAAATACCCAAAATTGTCACAGACCATTTCCAAAATGCACAAAACCTCATAGTCCACGATGTAATAATTAGCATAGTTACTATCCAAGAAACTGAATAAAAAATAATGTATCCGCTTGATTCCATTCCCACCTCAAATTTAGTTTGTAACTGTAATTGCTCATTTTTTACCTTAGCAATTGGCTCGCAAGAATGCTTATGATAATCGGAACAAGAAATGGATATATCCATTTCAGAAAGAATTCGTGTCGTTGATTTCGACGGTCACGGGTTCTTTTTTTCTTAGCCAACAAGATGTGTAAATATTCAACTTCAGTCCTTTTTTCGTTTTCGGTCATTTCATCAAACGGCGGCATACCCATTCACCTCCTTTAGATTCAAATATTCACTTAGTTTCCCAATTCGATTTATAATTTAATCGCGGTCGTAGCGCGACTGACAAAATTAGAAAGGAGCTTCGATAATGATTAACGCATTTGTCCACATTTACAGTGGCAATGATGTTCCTCAAAACGAGGCGCACCAACTTGACTCAATTCCAGCAACTGGCGATACTATCGCTTTTGATTCTTCAAGCAAATTCTATCTGGTGCTCGGAGTAACCCGTAATTACTTTGACAGCGCAAAATTTGCCGTAGATTTATACGTAAAAGCAACCAGCCAATCGGAATGGATTCAATCAATCAAGTAGCGGCCATTTAGTTTTTCCAAAGGTGCTCTGTGTACCCGTTTTTTTCGTCCACCCATCGAAATCAATTTTGCGAATCCAATGTTTTTCTTTATAACTCTCAATGGAGTTATCATAGATTTCGATTTCAGGTGCTAAGAAATACTGTTCTAAGCCAATTGCGTAGTGAATTCTTTGAATTCCTATCCAATTGGCTTTTTTGATAACAACTTTTCCAAGCAAAGAGCCTGAAATTTCGATGAAATCTCCAACTTCGAACATTTAAGTCACCTCCTCTCAATCATCATTCCCGCCGCCATTTCAATTTCGCCTTATAATATAGTTGCAGTCGTGCTGGACTGACTAACATCGAAAGGAGAAAACTATGGATTTCGAACTGCCCGATACACAAAGTGAATCTATCGTCAAGGCGCTTCGCGAAGAGCTGATAATATTATCAGCTTCTAACGAAAATGTTTCATTGCTGGATGAAACCGGAACGCCGTTGAAAAATATTTCATCATTCGCCAACTCTTTTGTTCAATTAATTTACGCTGATGATTCGACTCGTATCATTCACGTTTCAAAACTTGACGTATCATTCCGCACTAACCTGGAATAAACAACTTATGTTTACCGGCAACCATTGATACTTGCTTTTTTGAATGTCGAGCAAGTTGCCGCAGTATGAATTGCAGTAGAGCCTTACTAACCTCGCCGTTAGTGAGGCTCTTTTTGATTGGTCGTTGATAAGCACTTGCAATTGCGTTACTGACATCCAACCACTCGTGCAATGACAATCCTTGAGCAGCGTTCGCAATCTCTTTAATTTTTTCTTGCGTAAGGTGCAATTCTAGTCGCCTCCTCTCATTCTGTGCGTTTCACACGGGTTAACAAACAAATTTGCAAGTACGTGGAACATCAAGCGATGCATCCCCTTAAGTTGAAAAAGATAATAGACAAACTCAAATGTTGATTATCTTTGACTTAACCTTGTTGAAATAGATTTACTTTAATCAACTAAAGTTTCTTATTTGTCAACTTTAATTGTAAAAAAACGCCCAACATCGGAAACGCCTAATGCGGATGCTACTAGCGCTAATTCATCTGCGGACATAGAAATGCGCCCACGCTCTTTCGCTGCATACTTTTCACGACTCCAATCGAGATGAAATGCCAATTCTTCTTGAGTCCACCCCCGTGATACACGCTCGCCTTTTAATCTATTTAGATCAAATTTCATCTGAATCCTCCTCACTTGTATGATATGTTCATTATCGCCTCTTGTTTCCGATTTGTCAACTGACTAGTATCTTATATGTACCATTTTGTTGGTTAGAGTTTCCATTTTGTGATATATTTGAACCAATCAAAGGAGTATATATTATGCGAACCAACCACGAAATAATTGAATTGATGAGGTCGTTAATGACCGAACGTAGCATGATTCAGCAGGATATTGTTAACGCCACAAATATTTCAAAATCTACAATTTCTAAATATTTTAATGAGACTCGAGGATTTCCTCTTGACCGAGCAAATCAATTCGCAAATATATTCGGAATTACGCCAGAATATCTTCTAGGTGTATATCCTAGCGAATTTGATGCTCTTACTAACGTACAAAAGAAAGTCATTTCTCACATAGATCCAGATACACCAGAAAATGAAGCACAACAAATTATAAATTTTAGCGAGAATTTAAAATTGTCACGGGCGCCAAAAAAAACGGATAACACTACTAATATAGTAGATGAAACAGATGAAGCGCAGCAAATTATCAATTTTAACGAGAAATTAAAATTGTCGCAGGCATCTAAAAAAACACAGCACGTACTGCGTGCGGCCGACAATGGTTCTGAAGTTACCGACTCTGACTTAGCTGCGTTAGCACGTGCAAAAAAGAATGGAGATACTTTGTAAATGAAACAAGAAGTCGAACTTGATTTCTTCATGGATGAATTAGTACGCATTGCAAAAGCAAACTCACTTACTATTCGTTTGACAGATGAACGGTTAGAGCACGAGAAACTTAGCTTTATAAACGATCATGACATCTTATTTAGTCGTATTTTATTAGATATGAATAGTCGCGTATTTATTCTTGCCCACGAAATTTCTCACGTAGCAAATTATCTCGTCTTACACGGTCGAACGAAAGCGCAACGTGAATACGATGCGAACATCGGCGCCGCTAAACTAATTATGAGCATCTACGCTCGTTACTTGCGCGTGAACAATTTAAAATTTGATGTTGAACTAAATTTTCAGGCGCGTGAAGATCTAGTTCGGCAACTAGCATCTAACTTTGATATTCGTCTGAGTGCTGATTTGCAAAGTTACTGGCCGACGTTTGATAATCTGCGTCAGATTATCTTTCAATTCGAAGATCGCTCTCGTGTAGGCGAACTATTCAATTACAACTGGCGGGCACGAGGTCAAGACCGTTTCCCAGCAATTCTTCGAGAAGATGAATATCAGGAATTTATTGATTCTAACTACGATTTATCATTTCCATGGATGAGTTGGCACGAATCTTATGACTTAGGCGATGATGCAATCCGAATTGATCACGTCACAGGTAAAATCGCATTGTCGTATAAGGCGCTCAATCCCGAATACCACCGCACGTATCTTGATAGATTATTCAAGCGTGATGGTAAGCTCACTCGACTTGTCGATCACATGGAAGACTTACATGTCTCGCCTTTACGCACTCGTTTATCCTATGAAAACCTATATATACAAACAGCATACCCAGGCACTGGACCGGGCATGTACATTGTGAAAAACGATCACGAGAAAAACGAGAATCAAGTATTGTTTGATATGCTTAACCCGGATACTGGAGCAAACGGTAAATTAATTGTGGCTCCTAATGCTATCGAGAATGGTCTATATGGCCCAACTCAGCTCGCTGTCATTGGCAAACGGCTCGGACCGTGGTTAAAAACCTTATCAAAGCTTGAAAAGAAACATGTACCTACTCACTAAAAAAAGCGCATCCCCTGGCGACAGGAAATGCGCGTACATATTTGACCGTGATGTCGTAAAACTAATTAACTTGAACGGAGAAAATAGTGTTATGCCAGAAACATTACAGATTAACGACCTATCCGATATCATTTCTTCCCTTCCATCGATAAATTCCGATGCAACTTATTGGTTTATTCGTGCACAAAGCGGTGACTATTTCACTGACTTTGTAACCAACCAATATGTCGGTATTGGTTTCGATGAAATTTCTTTAGCGGACGTTAAAAATACTGCTAGTGACAAAGATAAATTAAAAATAATGTTCCAGGAAAAAAAGCCTAAGGATTCTAAAGGAAATGCAATTCCAGTTGGAACATTTACCTCATGGGTTGGCCAACTTACTCGTTTTGCTAATGATATTAAGCCTGGCGATTACGTGCTTGTTCCAAGTAAATCTTCGGAACGTTTTGCGTTAGGCGTCGTAACCGGCGATCCTTTTGAAATTACCAAGCAACAACTCGAGGAAATACCCGTTGTCCAAGGTCGTCAAAATTCACCGTTTCTTAAACGTCTCAAGGTTCAGTTTTTAAAGCAATTCAATCGAGAGCAAGCTGATCCCGCGCTGTATCGAATGATATATACACAACAAACGTTAAGTAAAATAAACAAGTACATTCCATATATCTTGCGTGCGGCATATGATGCCTACGTATCAAATAACCAGCTTTATCTCACGTTCCATGTTAATCAAAAAGAAGATATTAACGGACGCGCGTTCACTGGTTTTACGTATAACCTTGTTGAAGCGTATGGTGAACTTATACCTGACTCTGACCCGATTATTAAAAGTAACGTGCAATCTGAAGGTGATGTTCAACTAGTTTTAGCAATCGCCCCGGTTGTTGGTTTGCTCTTGCTGACTTTAATTGTACTTCATAGCAAAAAAGGTTTTACGTTCAAAGCAATGCTTGGTAAAGACCATGGTATTGAATTAACAAAAGAAGATGACGGTGTTGTTGGGCAACGTGTCAAGGGCGCTGAAACGAAACGTTTAAACGAAGAGCTAGAAGCCAAGGATGCTCATATTGCTCGTATGCTTGAGTTTGCTAATAAAGCAGGCATGAATATGGATTCTATCCAAGCGTCTATTTCAAAAGAACTTTCAGAAGCAATAAAAAAAGCTAGTGAACCCAATGAGTCAGAAGACTAATCAAATTACCTAACTTATTATTTGTAATAAAATCTAATTGTTGTAGCAACGATAATGGCATCAGCAATTAACGCAATAATTAATTTAGAGATAGGTGCAAACTCGAATTCCGTCAAAATAAAGCTAACCGCAAAATATAATGGGGTAAAGAGTACGAATATTGCGCCGACATATGAAGCAACGATATCGAACATTTTCGACTTCATTCTATCACCTCCAATTTTATGCTGCTTACTATTGACATTGTACCAATATTTGCTGTTTTAGTGAACCTAATAGCTTAGCGTTAATAAAATTTTAATCGATTAGCCTCTTGTTAAAACGTTCATCTATACGCTTTTGTTGATTTTCAACTCGTGTGTTCATTTGATTACGTCTTTTGTTAGCCGCTTCCATTTTTTGTCGAACTTCACGTTGGTGCAGTTCAAATTTCGTATTTTCTTTTTTTAATTTACTAAACATGACTCACTATTTTCTTATATTACAAAGCGCATCCCCCGAATACCAGGGAATGCGCGTACATATTTGACCGTGATGTCGTTAAACTAGTACATGAAAAAAATACCCATAAATTACAGATTCGAAGATCAATAAAGCAATTGACATTTAACATGTATCCATATATTCTGAGGTTACGAAATGATTTCTAGTCCGTCGAGACAAATGAGATCCGGAGCGCAACCTCATGTAAATGGAGTTGCGTTTTTTGTCGTTCAAGGAGGTCTCATGGCTGAACCAGATTCTTGCAATTTCATTTTATTTATGGTGTAATACTCGTATTAATAGGCGGCATCGTCTCACAAAATACCCGTATTACATTCTTTCTTGAATGCGATACGGGTATTTTGCGTTTTATACGAAAAACGTTTCTATGACTGGCCGAATTGAAATACTTAAAAGCGATTACTGAAGTGCTCGAACCGTTTATCAATGACCACTCACTAACGTTTTTCACCATCCATTCACTTATGAGGCACAGGGTAATCTCAAACGTTCAATCAATTAGAGATAAAACCCACGAAATTCACAAGCGTATCATTATGGATAACTGCCCTATTTCGATAAACTTAATATGTACTATTGAAAGTTTTTTCCTTGTGTATTAGGGATAATACTAAATAAGGATGGTGTTATCATGCCAACAAATGACAATAACCAAGCTCATAAAGATGCCCACGACATTGTAAATAGATATACAAAATCACCCGCAGAAGCGAAAGCTGAGCAACAATTACAAGCTGTTCTAGAAATGGAATCTTCAGAAAAAAACGGCAGCAACAAACTCTCAAGATCCACAAAAATAATGTTTCTCGCACTAGGTATTTTACCGGCTTTTTTAACCATTGCTATAATCGCTGCTCCTGCGGATGATTCATTCACTAGCTCTCCTCAAGTTACTCAATCAGCAAGCGGCGGTTCTGATGAAGTTGAGGATTTATCAGAACCAGAAGCATCCGCTGAAGAATACAACCCTGAAGAATTTAATTCCCAAATGGAAGGAAATTTAACAGCTAACGACATCAGCGGTGATATTTACGATTCTTCCGATTTTTTATCTGGGCATGAAGATATTTACAATATTGATGTTGCTCAAAAGGTAAAATACTGGTCTAATTCAGAAAAGCAAGAATTAGCTGATATGTATTTATCAATTTCCGAATTAGCCTTTGCTACGGCAGGCGGAACTGACTCTGATATAAAGCCGGTAATCCATATATATGCCGAAGATGGTACACAAATTGCTCACGAAGGCGTATTTTCTGATGTTATGAAAGTCGATTAGCGATACCTCTTACTGGATAGCTACCCTATTTCAATATACTTATTATATAACCATTGAAAGTTTTTTCTTTGTGTATTAGGGATAATACTAAATAAGGATGGTACAAGACCATGAAAAAAGAACACACACATCGTTTCGCTTTACTTACAATCATTTTATTATCATCTATTTTCATAACTGGTTGCGGTTCAAAAAGCGCTGCAAATAACACAAGCGACTCCGAATCATCTATCTCACAAAGTTCAGAAACTTCTGATGACTCTGCTGATGCGGATGCCGAATGGACTGAAGAAACCGCATCAAGCCTAGACAAAGAAAAATCAGGTATCGATACCGACAGCATTGATCGTGAACAATTGGTAGAAAATTTATCATCCGGTTCCTCTGTTTGGAATACGGAGTATGATTACACTGACAATATGATTGTTATGACCGCAAAAGGTGACGCAATTGATGAAATCAATGGATATACTGATGATTTCGTTGATGGAATCGATATTTCAATTCAATGGAACGCAATCACTGATACCGCAATCGAATTGGCTGATACAATCGACAAAGCAATCCCTGAAATAGGTGTTCGCATTCTTAACCCGCGTGATAGTCGCAGATCGTTATTCGAATATCAAAATGGTTCTGTCACTTATGATTTTATGACTGACGAGACAACTGATTAATTTCGTAAAATACAAAAATGCTAAATTAGATGAACATTCTCGTTCTCATCCATCAACATTCGTCCATTGATATGTTGATCAGTAAACCTAAGTTCCTTTACTTTTATTTTTAAGGTAACGTATACCCCTGCCCCCATTTCTGCTCTCTCGTACTCAACTTCTGTAACATTATTAATTTTAGTGCTGTCAATAAAGAACCCATCAGCATTCTCAGTAAATACTTGACCTGTTTCTGGATATAATTTCATTTGCGATCTCCTTTCGTTTCTTAAGCAACTTTATCATATCAAGCGAAACTTAGCGAATGCAAAAAGCGCATCCCCTGCATGCCAGGAAATGCGCGTACATAAAAACAAAAAAAGAGCCATTATTTGCATTTACAAGCTCAATTTTGGCTGAATAATACAAATAACGGCAATATTTCGATTATTAAAATAGAATTCTCTAACTTTACGGCGATTACGTAGTTGCTGAATGTGTAATGATATGACCGTGATGCCAATAAACTATCTAACTTAAAATGTGCATACATATTAGTCACCCTGACTCTAACTGGTCTACTCTGTCGGGTGGAAAGAAGAATTACTATGGCATCACTATACAAACGTGGTAAAACGTGGACTGCGGTAGTTTCTGTCGTTGAAGATGGCAAACGGAACCGCTTAACCAAATCAGGCTTCAAAACAAAAAAAGACGCTGAACAATATGCTTATGATTTAGAGTCACAAAAGCATTTTGGCAAACGTCTTACAGCTTCAGAAATCACCTTTGCTGCATACTTTAAGAATTGGTACACTCATTATAAACAAGGACAAGTTCGTCCGTCAACTTTGCGCATGTATACAACTTTTGAGAACACTGTTAAAAATCTATTTGGTGACACTACTTTAAAAGAGCTTAACGCTAAGCTGCTACAAGCAAAAATTAGTGAATATTCGCTCTCGCATTCAAAAAACACCATGAAAATGTTAGTGAATGCGATTCGAACAAGCTTGAAAGATGCGGTCATTGATAACTACCTGCCCAAAGACCCTTCTGTAAGGCTCATATCTGGTGGCTACGACGGAAAACAACCGGATGACAAGTATCTAGAGGGTAATCAATTCAAACAGCTACAGCGGCACTTATATTCGCAATCAGACAAATTTTCGGCTATTACGTTGATTGGCTTAGAAACTGGTATGCGATTCGGCGAGATTATCGCATTGAATAAAGATGACATTAATTTACAAAATATGACCATCTCAATCACCAAAGCATTTTCCTCGCCAACTGGTCAAATCACGAAGCCGAAAAATTCACAATCAATCAGAAAAATAGCGATCAGTGAACAATTGGTAAATTACTTACGTGTTTATATGTTCAAAGTGAGAACAATGCAGTTGTTCGTTAATGATGGTCGCTACGCTGGTCAATACATGCAAGACTCTTACATGAATAAAATGTTCAAGCGAATTCTCGATAATGCTCATATTTCCAAGAAAATAACCTTTCACGGCCTTCGTCATTCACATGCTAGTTTTTTACTTGGAGCTGGAGTTGATATCGCATACGTTTCCCGACGGCTTGGGCACAAGAACACACTCGTTACTCAAAAGGTATATGCTCACATGTTATCGAGCCAACTGGCAGAAGAACAGGACAAGACGTTGTCAGCTCTAAGTCAACAAACGTCAACAAATGGCAAAACGAGTGCTCTAAAAGCCCGGTATAAAAGGATTTAA